TTTAGCGCGTGAAATGGATTGGCAAAATTGTTGTATTTGGGAATCTACTACAAAATTGTTTGAGGCGGATTGTTTCGCAAAAGTAATTTTGTTTTTTGAAATAGTAAATGTAAATGGGTCTGGTGTTTCATCACTATTTATATTTAGTATAATGCTAGTTTCCTTGTTTGGTAGAGCATCTTGTAAAATTTTACATCTTCTACTTGTGCAAATGAGACTATAATTATTCTTTTCTGTTTCATGTATTTTTACAAATTCATTTGATTTGGAATTTTTCTTTTCTGCGTTTTCAATTAAATTACTCAAGTATTCTCTAATTGCTTCTAACCTTAACTCTGATTTTTTTAAAACATTTGTTTTAATGTCAAGGTCTTCATCAACATTTTGTTTAATAAAATTTACTTCAAATTGTTGAAACTGGTCAATATCTTTTGCTAGATTTAAATCAATATTTAAATGAATAAATTCAATCAATTCTGTACAGATATTTTCAATAGTTGTAATATCTTTATCCGTTTCTTTTAAATAATTCATTATTTTTTCATCTTCTTTCACTATTTGAAAAATTTCGCAAATAAAACGAATGCTCGAATGTAAAGTGTAAATAGATCTTGGCGATATTTTTTTAAGGAATATTTGCCTCTCGTATTTTGATAAATCTTTTATATTGCTCAGTTTGTTTTGAAGCAGTTGATTATAATCCTCATATTTTTCTATAAAATGTTCTGTAATATTATATTCACGCTGTAAAACAACGCCATCACAAATAGGATTTAATATATTATACAAAAACTTGCGTTTACCCATTGAAGTTAAACAATAATTTAACAAGTCAGAAACGGATGACAATTTGGAGGATTTTACAGAACCATCGTTAATTATGTTCAATTGTTTGAGAGAATGATTTGCCAACATTAATCTAGTCGAGCAATTTTCAAATATTGGTTCAGATATTTTATTAACAAGGTGTGCATTATGTTGATAAACAAAATCTAATAAATAGCAAAATGCTTGCGTAGCCATGGTATTGTCATTGAAATTTTGAATGAAAGTGTCATAATTATCAACTTTATAAAATTTGGAGAGAATCTCTTTTTGATAAGGTTGTTTTTCACAATTTTTAATTCGTGTCATTTTAACATTTGTTGTATTTTTACCATTTTCATTAATATGAATTTTATGAATTAAACTGCTTGAAATCCCAGCATAATTTATAATATTGTCTATTTCTTTTTCTTCTGGCAAATTGGATATTAATATTACTTCGCTTGGATTATAAATTGAAATAAATCTTTCTAACTCGTCATATGTTGTTGGATTATTAATATATGTTTCTTTAAATTCAAACATGCTTGTTTTTCCTGTATAAATGTCTATATTCGCGACACCAACTACAACATATTTACCTTTTAACAAAACTTTATTTTCAATAAGATTCACCCAAACACACGTTATAGAGTTTGTTAATGTTGTTGTTTCTGTTTGAAAATATGTTCCTGGAGAGAAAACCCCAGCTAAGCTTCTTGTTGTATTTTTACCATTCTCATCTTGTATATAGACAACTGCCGTAAATCCAACATCTTGAATTTTCTTTAAATATTTTTCAATCATTAAATCCTTAAATCCTGCCATTACAACATTATTTTTACCAACACAAACATTTTTATCAACAACATTTAATTCACACATTTGAGAGAAATCAACAATTTTACTGGAAGTTATACAATCAAGTTCTTTGTTATACACCCCATATACTTCAAAAAACGCACCAACTTGCATAAGCAATATAGTATTTTCTCCATATTCTTCTTGATATTTTTGTGTAAGTTCAAAATATTCTGTTATTAATGACATATTATAATATATTATATTAGCTTTAATATGTATTAACTATCTAACATAATAGTTGACCTGTGTGATTTGTTATATAAGTACGTTTTATTGAAATACATATGAAATACACCATTTTTTAAATAAACATAATATTTTTCTGTTATCAATCCTAAACTATAATGCAATGTTTTTATAATCGTCAATATAAAAATAATATAGAAAGGTAAATTGTTTATTGAATTAACATTGTCAATTATTACATTTCGGTATTTTTCATCATAAATTAATATATCAAAAAACAAATTATGTTCTTTATCTTCATAGGTTATCTTATATCCAACTACCAATGATTTTGAACTTTTCAAAAATTTATGGAAAACTTTTTGAACTTTTGATTTTTTAACGTGTAAATAATTCTTTAGTTTAGATAAGGTACTATCAACATTATCTGTTATTATTGTTACATCAACGTCACTTGCGTTTTTAAAATAATCATATCTTTTTATACTTCCATAAAAATATAAATCAGTATCTAAATATTTTTGTAAATTGTAAAAATACTTATATCTATAATCTCCAAGTCTTTCTTTTATATCATCCATGTTAAAGTAAGTATATATTATTTTTATAATTCTTTTTCATCTTTTGAAAAATTGTGGAGTAATATATCAAGATTTGAATTCGTTATCTCTCCAGACAACATGGCTGATTCATACATTTTTCTTAAAACATCGTTTGGTGCATTGCAGCCTGTCTTAATTAGATTGTGTTCCCTCAAATATATTTTAACATCATTCATATTTTTACGCTTTAAATCTTTTTGTGAGTTTATTATTTTTTTTCTTATTCCCCTGTCTTTAATTAATACGCTAATAATTTTTTTAGTTTTTGAACGACCTAGTATATATTTTCTTTTAATTGTTTTTTTTGTTATATGTTTTGTTGCAACAAGTTTTCCATTACCATTTTGTTGTGTTTGTTGTTGCGTTTGTTGTTGCGTTTGTTGTTGTGTTTGTTGTTGTGTTTGTTGTTGTGTTTGTTGTTGTGTTTGTTGTTGTGTTTGTTGTTGCGTTTGTTGTTGTGTTTGTTGTTGTATAGTTGGGGTTTTAATTAAATTTTCTGTTGTCATTGGGTCAACGTTAATTTTATTTTTGATTTTTTGTTTCAATAAAGTAAGTCTATTCTCTCTAGCATTTTTTTCAGAAGATAATGTATTATTTTCAATAATTAAAGATGCGTTAGGGTTTGTAACAATAGCATTTTTTTGTGTTTTAACCCAGTCCCTATAACTCGGTTTAAACCCTCCTTTCAATATACCATAAGGTACATCATTATTTGTATTAATCTTAAATGGTTCAGTTTCAATCGGAATAAATGTTTGCGTCAATTCTTCAGGCAAATCAATATGAATTGATTGTTCTTTTGATTGTGTATGAGGTTGTCCGATTGAATGATAGTGTCTGATTGTCCTCCTCTCTAAATCTTCTCTCTTTTGTTGTTTTAAAACTTCGTCTGTTTTTTTTTGTTCATTAATTCGCTTCTGTCTTGACAATGTTTGTAAGTAATTTATCGAATCACTAAATTCATTATTAAAACTAAGCATTTCATTTGTTGGAGGTGAAGTTATGGTTGTGGATAATTTTATTTTATTATTTTCCATATTTATCGTTTCTTTCTGTTTATGTTCTTTAATTCGTTTTAAAAGTTTATTTTTTAAAACATTTGGAGAGATTAATGGTACTATAGTTTGTTTAGGGTTATCTCTTTTTTTTTTAGTTTTTGAAGCACCGACACTAAATATTGACGGATTTATTGAAATTGTTTTATTTGACATTTATTATAATATAAAATAAAATTAATTATTAATTCTAACTATAAAGAGTATTATACATATATCGTTTTAATTCTTTTTCTTCTTTTTTGTTTTTAATATCATCGTTTCTTAAAAAAATTTCTAGACCCTTGTCCAAATCTTTTAAACTAATTTTTCTCTTGTCTTTTTCAGAGAGACAAAAAACTCGACGACTATGTGCTATTTTTGTTTTAGCTAATAATGTCTCTATATCTCTCCCAAAAAATTGAAAATAATCTTCGTTCTTTTTAAACCAATCAGTTGTTATCTTTGTTTCAATATCTATTTTCCACCCAATATCTTCAACCATTTTTATAAATATTTGATGCAAGTCTTCAGCAATATATTTGTCTGTCTTAAATCGCCAAGTGAATCTCGAGTCAAGTCCCTGATTAAAAGCAAAAAAACTTTCCTTCAATTCTTTTTCATACCCAGCTATAATTACCATTAAATTTTCTTTATTATTACTTAAAGCTTCACATAAAGTATCGATACATTCTTTCGCAAAACTGTCTCGTTTTTCAGGATTCCCAAGAGCATACGCTTCATCAATAAATAATACACCACCCAATGAATCTTTAATAACTTCCATTGTTTTTAAAGAAGTTTGACCCAAATATCCAGCAATTAAATCACTTCTTGTAACCTTTTTAAAGGTACCTTTTGAGAGAATACCAATTTTACTATAAATTTTACCCATTATTTTTGCTATTTCTGTTTTACCTGTTCCAGGTGGTCCATAAATAACTGTATGTAAAAAATCTCCTGATAAATTTTTATTTTTATGGAGTTGTTGGATAAAATATAAAATCTGGTCAACAATATTACTCTTTAAATCCTTCATACCAATCATATTATGTAACTCTTCGAGGGGTTCTTTAATGTTATGTAGTGCTTTCATGTCAATATTATATTGAATGTCTGCATTAATTTCATATGTATTGATTAAATGTAAGATATCTTCAATATTATTTATTTCAACATTAATATTTATTATCTTTTTAAGTATTGGTATTTGGTTTGACAATGGTATTGGTATTTGGTTTGACGTTTGGGTTGGTATTTTAAGATTATTAAAATCAATATACTTATTTGGATCATTTTGTTCACTACTAATAGGTTGTTGCCCAATAAAACTTGAATGAGACATATTGTTTAAACTAAAGTCATTGTTACTATTTTCAATAAGTTTATTTATTTTATGTTGTTCAATATTTATTATTGTTGCTTCAATTTCGGTTTTTTTTTTAGAAACATTTAAATTGTCCATTATTGTTAAAAATTTATTATAATTATATGTTTTTAAAGGATCAAATGCTTTTTTTCGTTTGTTTAACATTAATTAAATAGACAACATTCATTTATATTAGTTTTTAATAGTTTATTATAAAAAAGTTATCCAATTATTAATTAAGTTCCTATTGAATGAATTTTTATTAGAAAACACTCACTCCTCATATATATAATATAAAAACAATTTAAAAACAAATTGAAATGATAAATAACTCATAAATGAATTCAACCAACATAGTTACCACAAACATGAATTCTAATGATTTAAATGATACCTTTGACATTAATAATGAATCTTATATTGAAACGCCTTGGAACATTATCGAGTCCTATTTCAAGGGTAAAAAATTTGAAAGATTTGTTAGACATCAGTTAGAATCTTATAATAATTTTATAGGCTATCAAATTGTAAAAACGATTGAAATGTTTAATCCAGTCCATATTGCGTCGGAACAAGATTACGATCCTCAATCAAAAAAATATGCGTTAGAAATATTTATTACCTTTGATAATTTTAATATTTATAGACCGCAAATCCATGAAAATAATGGAGCTATTAAGTTAATGTTTCCACAAGAAGCTCGTCTTAGAAACTTTACTTATGCGGCTGGTACAACCATTGATATTAATATTAAATATGTTGTTAGAAACGGAGAAAATCTTGAAAATACCCAAATATTTTACAAGAAAATACCACGAGTTCATATTGGTAAATTGCCGATTATGTTAAATTCGAGTATTTGTATATTAAATCAATATAAGCATTTTGATAATTCACAAACAGGTGAATGTAAATTTGATGCTGGCGGATATTTTATTATCAATGGTTCTGAGAAAACTGTATTAGGTCAAGAACGTACCGCTGAAAATCGCGTATATTGTTTTAATGTTAAAAAAAACGACACTAAATATTTATGGAAAGCGGAAATTAAATCTGTTCCTGATTTTAAATGTATTTCACCAAAACAAATTTCCATGTATATCTCATCAAAAAATAATGGATTTGGTCACCCCTTTGTCTTGGAAATTCCTAGGATAAAACAACCAATTCCATTATTTATCGTTTTTAGAGCATTAGGCATTATTTCAGACAAGGATATTTGTTCAAAAATTGTGCTTAGCGTGGATAACGAAACAAATAAGAAATTTTTAGAAGCTTTACACGCGTCTGTAATCGAATCAAATAAACATTTAACTCAAGAAGAATGTATTAAGTATATTACAAGTTTTGCAATGTACACTCCAATTAATATGGACAAGGAAACTGGAGCAAAAAAGAAGTATGAATTTACCCTTGATATTCTTAATAATGATTTGTTTCCCCATTGTCAAAATATGGACCAAAAAATTTATTTCTTGGGTTACATGACGAATAAATTATTAATGGTTTATTTTGAAATTATCAAACAAGATGATAGAGATTCTTATTTAAATAAACGAGTTGATTGTACCGGAACACTTCTAAATAACTTGTACAGAAATTATTTTAATAAGCTTGTTAAAGATATGGAAAAACAGATTATTCGTGAAATTAATACTGGTTCTTGGCGCTCCAAAGAAGACTACGAAAATATTATAAATTTGACAAACATTTATAAAATTATTAAAGCAACAACGATTGAGAATGGCATTAAACGAGCCTTGTCAACCGGTGATTTTGGTGTTAAACACGCGAATTCAAATAAAGTTGGTGTTGCGCAAGTTTATAATAGACTTAATTATTTATCCAGTTTAAGTCACGCAAGAAGAATTTCAACACCAACAGATAAAAGCGGTAAACTAATCCCTCCTCGTAAATTACACAATACTACATGGGGATTTTTATGTCCAGTAGAAACGCCTGAAGGCGCCTCGGTTGGTATAGTTAAAAATTTAGCATATATGACACATATTACCGTTTACTCAGACTCACAACCGCTTTATGAATATATTATTCCAAATATTACCAAAATTGATGAAATTGGATTAACCTCTGACGCCATTTATGACAAAGTAAAAGTATTTATTAATGGTGCTTGGGTTGGTATATCAGAAAATCCAGAAGAATTATATTTAATGTTAAAAGATAAAAAACATAAAGGAATAATAAACATTTATACCTCCATTGTCTTTAATTATAAATTTAAAGAGATTAGAGTTTGTAATGATAGTGGTAGATTAACGAGACCACTATTACGTGTAAAAAATCATGGTTTAATAATTAATAATACAATATTATCAAATCTTAAAAGCGGTGAATATACTTGGGATAATTTATTAACTTCATCTAAGATTGATGAATCTGTTTTAGAATATATCGACCCAGAAGAACAAAGTTGGTCAATGATTGCAACAACCCCTAAAACTATTATTCAAAGTGAGAATAAATTGAAAAAATTTACTCATTGCGAGATTCACAATTCAACCATGTTTGGTATATCAGCATGTTGCATTCCATTTCCAGAACATAATCAATCACCTAGAAATACATATCAAGCGGCACAAGGTAAGCAAGCAATGGGTGTTTACGTGTCTAATTATGAAAATAGAATGGATAAAACTTCTTATATTTCGAATTATCCAATGAGACCAATGGTTGAAACTCGTATTATGGATTTAATTGGATTAAATCAGATCCCATCTGGGTCACAGTTAATTGTTGGAATTATGGCTTATACTGGTTATAATCAGGAAGATTCCTTGTTACTGAACCAGGGGTCTGTTGATAGAGGAATGTCTCTAACAACTGTATATCATACGGAAAGAGATGAAGATAAACAAAAAATTAATGGTGATGAAGAAATTAGATGCAAGCCGGATCCGAATAAAACAAAAGGACTTAAAATGGGCAATTATAATAAAGTAAATTCGAAAGGAGTTATTCCTGAAAATACATTGGTAGAAAATCGTGATGTTATTATCGCAAAAGTTACCCCAATTAAAGAAAATAGAAACGATCATACAAAGCTTATTAAATTTGAAGACCAAAGTAAAATTTATAAAACGGTTGAAGAAACATATGTTGATAAAAATTATATTGACAGAAACGGCGAAGGATATAATTTCGCAAAAGTCAGACTGAGAACCGTAAGAAAGCCTGTTATAGGTGATAAATTCAGTAGCCGTCACGGACAAAAAGGTACAACCGGTAATATTATTCCTGAACGTGATATGCCTTACACTGAAACTGGTCTTGTTCCTGATATGATTATTAATCCTCATGCTATTCCATCTCGTATGACTATTGGACAATTAAAAGAAACGGTTCTTGGTAAAGTGCTAGTTGAATTGGGATTGTTTGGAGATGGAACCGCATTTGGCGACTTTGATTTAAAAGAAATTTGTGATTTATTATTAAAATCTGGTTCTGAAGCTCACGGTAATGAATTATTATATGATGGATTAACAGGCGAACAAATTGGTTGTAGTGTATTTATGGGTCCTGTATTCTATCAACGATTGAAGCACATGGTGAATGATAAGGCACATAGTCGTTCTATTGGTCCAATGGTAAATCTTACTAGACAACCAGCAGAAGGTCGATCGCGAGATGGAGGGTTAAGGTTTGGAGAAATGGAACGTGATTGCGAATATGAAAATACACCAATTGTTACGACAAATGGTCTCAGTATGTTAATAAAAAATATGGGGTCGTGTAAAAACGAAGTTTTAGGTTGGGATGAAAATACACAACAAATGATTCCATCAAAACAAACCGGATTTCTATATAAAGGAGAACGTGAATGCGTAACAATAACATATGAAGATGGTAGAACAAATATATGTACACCAGACCATCCTATTCTCACTTCAAATAATCAATGGATTAAAGCGAAAGATTTGGAAATAGGTGGAAGGGTTAAATCAAGTGTCACATATCCTGTAGCCGATTTGAATGAAGAAATCAAAGAATGTGACGATTGGAATTTAAGAGTTGGAGATTTATTATTTAAAACAGATACCATGGAAAATTTTAATAAAACATTAATTTTGGCAAAATTATTAGGATATTTGATTACTGACGGACATATTGGAAAATATAAAGGTTATTACAGTTCATCCGTATTTTTAGGACATATGATTGACGTAAATAATTTTGTGAAAGATTTAAAAGTATTGTCTCCAATTAATCAAATAAAATTTAAATCCAAGAATTTATATTGCGTAAGAATTCCTTCAAAATTAACTAACTATCTAATTCAACTAGATGGTATTTTGATTGGTAAAAAGGTGAATCAACCAGCAACACTTCCTGAATTTATTCTTGACCCAAATTGTCCGCTTCCAATTGTTCGCGAATTTTTAGGTGGATTATTTGGCGGTGATGGACATACATGTGTTTTAGGAATGCACCGAGGTAAGCGTGATATATTAAGTTCAGTTTCATTTTCGCAAACTAAAAAAACAGAACATTTAGAATCACTTACGCAAATGATGAATGATATTAAAACATTATTAGCAAGATTTGACATTCACAATGTAACTATTCAAAAATTTAAAGAAACAAGTTATTCAAAAAGAAATACAGCAATGGAAAATGATTCAAAATCATATCAATTGACATTACATATTGCGATGGACGATTTGATACTATTTCATGATAAAATTGGGTTTCGTTATTGTTGCCACAAATCGCAAAGATTAGAAGCAGGCGTTTCTTATAAGCGTCTAAGAAATGAAGTAACAAGACAACATAATTGGCTGACTAATCGTGTTGATGAAATCACCAATTTTAAGCAATTAAAAACTGAAAATCCAAATAAAATTATTCATACAAAAGAGGCGATTTGTAAAGCAGTCGAAGAACTTCAAAAAATAGAACCTCTTATTCACGGATATTCCATTCCAACAACACACGATTTAACAGACCATTTATTAAAAGGTACAAAATTCGGTTCATTTAGGTCTTCAACATTTCCAACCGCAGAAGATTATTTAAAACAAATTGGAGCATATGAATGGTTTTTAGAACCAGGACCTGAAAAAATAACCGATAAAGATTTTAAAGACAATAATGAAGATGAAAATGAAGATGAAAATAAAGATGAAAATGAAAATGAAGATGAAAATGAAAATAAAGATGAAAATGAAAATGAAGATGAAAATGAAAATAATGATATTAATTGTTATGGAGTATCAAGAAAATATGCCGGAATTCCAACAATGAATTTAAAAGTAATTGACATTAGACCAGCAGGAATACATCCAGTGTATGATATAGAAGTTGAAAATACAAGTTCGTTTTTAGCAAACGGAATTGTAGCACATAATTGTATGATTTCACATGGTGCCGCAAGATTTACACGCGGTAGAATGTACGACGCCTCAGATAAATATTCTGTTTATATTTGTAAAAAATGTGGTCTTATTGCGTCTTATAATGATAAAATGCATATTCATTTATGTCATACTTGTGGAAATAGAGCTGATTTTGCATACATTGAAATTCCTTATGCTTGTAAGCTTATATTCCAAGAATTAAACACGATGAATATTGCACCACGACTTTTGACAGAAGGATAGAATTTTACTTTTAGGAAAAGCGGAGTAAAAAAATGTAACTTTTTGAAAACAACTTAAAGAAAAATAAATTAAAAATGTATGGTTTTAAAAACTTTTTTATCCACTTTTTAAAGTGTATTATTTATATATAAATCAATGCCATTTATTCACAATTATAATGAAGGTATGAAAATACTATCGGAAATAGGAACGGGAACTTGTAAGGAAAATTGTAAAACGATATGGACGCGTAATATACGATATGCATTAAAAACGAAAACAAATCCTTTAGGATTAAATAAACAACAACGAAAAAATATGACTAAAAAATTGAAAAGTGTATCTGGTAAAAATAGCATAAATAATCATAGTAAAACACTTAAAAAATATAAAAATAGAAAATCACCACCATATCCAGCAAATGAAAATTGTGGGAAAAAAATACAAGGCAACGATGGAAATATGTATATATCAAAACCAAATAAAAACAATGTTTGTTCTTGGAAGAAAATGTAATTAACGTAATAAGTTAACAATATATGTTGTAGATGCAAATAATAAACCACCCCATAATGTATCTATTATAACTGTTAAAATCGACCAATTTTTAAATAAAGCATAATTAGTTGTTTCATACACACCATAAATAATTATGCCTAAAAGAAACGCATCACTCACACTCTTACGCGGTTTAATAATAAAATAATTAATGCCAACAATTAAAAATATATAGCATAACGCGGCACCTAAATAATTTATTTTAACAGGCGAACCTTGCACATTTTTAACTTGATTGCTAAAAAAGTCCTTTATTATACGTAGATAAATAAAATCAATTAAAGTTAAAACAATTGCGCTTAGCAAAAAAAGAAAATTAAACATTATATATTATTTTAATATTATTCTCTCTAATGAATGTTTAGATAATTTTTATTAATACATTTTAAAAACTTTTTTACTATTGTATTATATAAATGTCGACATCAATAGGATATTCAAATGCGATTGGTGGGAGCAATCCAGCTTTTCAAGGATTTGTTGTTAGACCTGCTAATTCAGGAGGTGCTATAAATGGTTATATGCCTCAACAAACACAAAATGTTGATAAAAGATATACTGAATTTGAGCATATTCGGTTTACTTTAAAAAATGCTTGGAATACTACATATCCAAGTCAATTGAGACGCGATAAATTAAAAAAACCAATTACAACTCCTTTTAGAGCAGTAAATAACGCAGGGGATTTGATGAGTCGTTTAAATTATTCATGTGGCGGTACATGTCAATCATTTCAAAGTCGTCCAGGTCTTAAAGGGTTAAGAAATCATTTTGGCGCAGTACAAAATTCGTGCATTCCTTCCGCAACTTATAATAGTCTTCAGTTATTAACTAACATTCCTGCTTCTGCTTGCAATGTTAAATATGTATATGATAGTTCTGATTATATAACTTATTTAAAACAAAAAGCTGTTAATAAAAACTATAATGATCTTTCTTATGGAGGAGACCAGTCGCATACAAGTCAATCTGCCATCAGAGCTATTAGAAGATATTAAATCCACCTTTAGACCCAAACAAATCCATTTTTAGGGAAAAAGTGGATCCAAATATTGAGAGAAAGGGTTACCCCCCCAAAATTAGTATTTTAAATCTTACAATCATATATGAATAATAGACATAGACTTCAAATGTTGTATCAAAAAACCGAATTTAATAATCATAAAATATGTCAATTAAATGGTGTATTCAAATGTTGTAAATGTAAAAAAAACAATTCAGTTATGGTTGGACCGTCTATTTTGGTTCAGTTATGTTTATTTTGTGGAATGCCAAATAATATTAAAAAAAGGTAATGTTTAATATAATATTTTCACATAGTATATCAAATGACAACTCCATACGCAGTATCAACAAATATAGGTTCTGTTTCTTATAATAATTATGTAAATGCACCAATAACTGGACCATTAAGCACAAATCAAACGCCTTCTCAAATACCATATCATAGTTATGGTGTTTTAACTGGCATTCGTCCAACACCACCACAATTTTATCCATCCCAAGAGCCAGTTTATGCGGCTATGAACTCAAATATGAGAAAACAATATTTGAGAACGGCAATTAGTCAAACTGTAAAAGCACAACAAATGGCTTTAGGAAAAATGTCCGTTCCACAATCTTATATTATTAACTCTTCCCAAAGAAGAGTTCCTACATCATCACACACAAACTACATACCACCAATACAATCATCCATGTATGTTAATATTGTCAAGGCTAACGCAGTTGGTCAAACCGCTTACAAAGTAAATTTACCAAATTTAGCACCAACAAGCACTAAAAGTTATTATCCAAGCGGAACACGTTCAACAATAAAAAGAGCGCGTTCAGGAGGATGTGTAGCGCCTAAAAAAAAGGGAGCCATTGAAAACACCAGTCTAAGAAATGGGCAAGTATGTGCCTGGGGAGCAATTGTTCGTCAAAATTATTAAAATTATTAAAATTATTAAAATTGTTTAAATTATAATATTTAGTATTATTATAATATGCCAGCATTAACTCCAATGTACGGATTAGGAAGCGGTGCCAGAACAGGTGTGGCTGTTAATATTAGCGGTCCTCGCACTAGAATTGGTAATCAAAACAGAATTTATTCTTATTATAAAGCACGAGGTCATGGTCAAGAATACATTCAGCATTTAATTAAAGTTCTTGGGCTTAAAAACATGCCAAGAGCAAATCCTTGGAATATAATATCCTATTAATTATAAAATATTAATTATAAAATATTACAAACTTTATTTTATAATTGTTAAATATATAAAATGAATAAATATTTAGTTGAGTTTTTGGGAACAATGTTTCTTGTTTTTGTTATTTTTGCGACAAACAATTGGTTAGCAATTGGCGCTGCTTTAGGAGTAGCAATTCTTTTAGGAGGAGCTGTTTCTGGTGGCGCGTTTAACCCTGCGGTTGCTATATCAATGTATTCAGCTGGTAAATTATCAAAGTCTGATTTATTACCATATATTATTGCTGAAATACTTGGTGGTTTAGCCGCTTTTTATGCCTACAAAAAGTATGTGAACAAAGCTTAAAAAAATTATATTAATTTCTTTTTATAATATATAATGCCTAGACACAAAATTAATAGATATAAAAGACACCAAAAAACAATGAAAGGTGGATTTTTATCTGATGTTAGTAATACTTTATCTAATTGGGGAACCTCTATTTCTCAAGGAGCAAATAATTTATGGAATAAAACAAAAGAAACAACTAACAATTTAACTACTCCAACTTATACTACTCCAACTACTCCAACTACTCCAACTACTCCAACTTATACTAGTCAACCAATGTCATCTACAACTTATGGTGGAAAAAAAACAAAAACAAAAAGACATCGAAGAATGAGAGGAGGATTTAAGGATATGAATGGGATTGCTTCTCATGCTGCTTCATTTTCTGGTAAAACAGCACAACCACATAATTGGGTTGGTGGAAGAACAGTGAAACATCGTAAACACAAACATTCAAAATCGTGCAGACACTAATTATTCGTTTGTTAATTTTTTCTGGGGAATTAAATGAGTTTTCCCTAGTTATTTTATATCATCCAAGATTTTAGATTCTATAAAATAGATTATATGTTTAATTAAATGATAGTTTTGTTATTAGTTCGTTAACTACAAGACACCTTATACCATTTTCTATAAAATCTTTATTATAAAAATTAGTTGTGTCACGCAAAATTACCTTTTTTGGAAAAAATTCTATTTCAATTGTATTTTTTGTTAAAAAATTCCATTTCCAACCTATATACTTTAATAATGGATCATTCATGTTATATATATATATATAAAATACTTTAAATAGATTATTCATATAAATAATGTAAATATTAACGCGATTTTTCCATTAACCGATACAAAATAAATAAGCCAACAATTCCTACACTTGCAAAATATAATTGAGCCACCGGATCATCTGGTATAATAGTTTCCATTTTGTTTTGAAAGGAGTCTATTTTGTTTTGAAATGTTTCTTTACATTTTTGTCCAGTAACCGGATTTTTACCATCAGAAAATATACAAGGGTCCATATCAGTAATGTCTGTTAAAGTAACATAATGTGATTCAGATGATTTTACATTATCGCTCGTAATGGTTTGCATAGTTATTTGTTGACACGCCGGATTTGTTCCAGATAAAAATGACCTCATCATTGCGAACGGATTCAATACATTTAGGTTTCCCATAGCACCAGGAATTAAACCTTTAAATTCAGAAAAATTTTCACCTAAACCACTTGAAATAAATGGAATATTTCCAGATGGAACATTATCAATATAAATAAATCTATCAACTGTTTTACATGTCGAGGCGTCATTTGGATCACTACAACTATCAATTGCTGTACATTTAGCACCTGTCTGTAAAAAAAATTGATTTCCTAAAGGTTGTCCTGTTGCGGATGCTTTACTATTTCCTGATACTAACACTTCAACATACTGAATTAATCCATCTATGTCTTTAGACATTTGTTTAATGGTTCCTTTATCACTCATACCAATTTGTGTTGGTGTTTTTATATTTTTGTAATATGGATATGTAGGACCTAATAACCTATTTTCAACACCTTGTGCGTCTGTTAATACTTCTTGAAATAAATTAGAAGACATATACTACTTTATATTGATATATTTATTTTTATAAAATATTATTCTAAACTTGTGTCAGTATCTGTTGTGCCGGTGATTTCAGGAGCAGTGCCACCAGTCATTTGATTTGTATAATCTTGTTGAGCTTGAACTAAACCATCCACTTGACTTTGCAAGGTTTGAAAATTTCCACTTAAATCTTGAACTTGTTGAAAGATGTCTTGAACATTATTTATTCTATCTTTTAAATATTCAATATTACCGGCATTTTTTTGTGATAAAATAAGAGCATTGTCTGGATTATTCGTGTCATATTGTTGATAGGATTTTGTGTTATCAGAACTAGACCCTTCATTCTCAAGTCCTTCAATTATATTGTTTGCTAAAAATGTTTGATATAAAATTAAACAAATAAAAAATATTATCAATATATTTACCAAAGTTAACATTTATAATATATATATTACTTTTTATTTTCTTCTATAATAATATAAATGTCAACAGCTGTTTATCCATTAGGAATGAAGTCAATGCCTGCTTCAGGTTATACACATAAAAGTACTTATTACAATAAAGAATATACCTCATGGAAAGGAACTGGAATTAATAGTTTTCCTATAGGAACCGCACCAGGTCATATTAGACCACTTACAAATAATGATACAGGAAATGTTTTTCCAACAGGATTTGGGTTACCAAGACCAATTAAACATTATAGAAAAGGTAGAGTAATACCACCCGCGCCAATTGAAGGAGTACCAAACTTGGAAGGAAAAAGTCCATATAATAATAAGGTAAACTTAAACATTAATGAAAACGCATTGATTAATTATAACATTAATAGATTTGTAAAGTCTAGCAAAGGTAGTTCACTTGGAGGTGGTTTTGGTGGTTCAGGTTTATTAAATGATATGCAAGATAAACCAGGTTCTTATATTGTTAAATTAAATTCATCGAATGAATTTAATGAAATGAATAAGGATTGTAAAACATGTGAAGGGGTAAGTATTGTCGCATCTTATAAACCGAATCTTACAAATCTTTTGGAAGACCCTGAACCAAATACAACAAATCATGTATTATGCTGTAATCAGGAAAAAATTGCCAAACAAAGAGTTATTTACGCAAGCACAAATTTAAAAAAAAATTATTATACAACTACAAAACAATATCTTCAAAATAGATGCAAGACATATGACCAAAAAGCATTTAATTTTTTATCTTATAGAACAAACGCGCCTGGACCTTATGATAACAATAATCCTTATTATTATTCTGTAGATGGACATAATGGAGCGAAACCAGGAGCACCTCTAGCACTAACTAATACATATTTAGCGAATTGTCAATCAAATACACAGCTTTATGAAGGAACAGAACTTGCATTTATATATCAAATGCTTGGTATAATGTTGAATGAACAAATTATTACTCAATCACAAGTAACCGAGTTTAATACCACTGGAATAAATTCTATACAAGGATTTTTTGATTGGATTCAAGGATTGCCTATTGAGCAAAAAAAATCAGCAATTGTTGTTTTTGAAGTATTTATAAATAATCCTTATAATGGAATACCGCTATCTGGTCCAACAAATCCTGCTGGTTGTCAATTAACTGTTTACAAACCAAATAACTATCAATTTGCTAAACAAGGAGCAGTATCAAGTTCAACAAGATTATTAAAGTTGAATGTTGATACAATTTCGACGAATGCTGCTTCTATTCAAAATTATAATAATACAGGACAATTTCTTGTTACAGCGAATCAATTGTATGCTGGAGATGCGAATAATTATAAGAATTTATTGAAAAACAAAGCACCAACATGCCATACACCTTGGCCTGTCAATTTCTCTCAATCTGGACCGTTTCAAAATAAAAAATTTTGTAATTATCAGAAACAATTTCCAGAATATCAAAATTCAAAATCACAACCAAGTCCTTATAGATATTTTCCTGGTACTGTATTTAGTAGCAATCATTATTCGCAATCACCAAATACTTATAATACAACAACAGGGTCAAAATAGAGTTGTTTTGCTCCACTTTTTTATACACATAAAAACATTGTTCTCTCTAATTGGTTTCAATTTTTTAAATATCCAACGTTGTTTTCTTTATTATTGGTAAAAATATATTAATTTTTTCGGTAAATTTATTACATGGTATTTTATATTTTTCACACCAAGAAACTGATTTTTGTATATTATTTTTTTTTATAATCTCAATTTTTTCATTTTTATTCTTATTTTTATATATTGCAATAATTTGGTCCAGTGCATCCAAATTTTGCTGACCTATAATAATATTTAAATCGTCTATTTTGTTTTTAAAATAGTTTGGAATATCAAAATCTAACATTGAACTTATATTTTTGTCTTTAAGGTTTGTAACAAATGTTATTAATTTTAAATAATTCAGGTTCAAATAATTGTTATTCGTTTGTTCATCATACAAAAAGTTTTTACAAACAATATATCTATCAAACGATAAAATATTATTTGTATTTGGTTTACAAATATACACTTTTTCATAAAGAGATGATAAAATGTATAACATGTCAACTGTTGGTTTGTGGAAAATATCGAAAATTTTTATAATGGATGTTCCCTGTAAATTTTGATTTCTAAGTATAATAATAATAATTTGTACAAGTGACATAAAATAATCGAATGAATTTGTCTCGTAAAATAAAAAATCTGATTTTGTATGGATTAATTTAGCATTGTTGTCGATGTCATATTTTTCAACGTATATATGTTTGTCAATATAATTATCTCTCAACATTTCAAAACATTCAATTGAATCATTATAATTCGACGAAATGTGTAAAAAATTTATAGGTTGGTCGGTTTTAAAAGAATCAAAAAGATTTAAATTATTGGATATTTCAAATAAATCATAAAATATATTTGTATTTGGTTTTAATTTACTAACAGAATATTTTGAACCAGGCACTTTAGAAAAAATAAATTCATATGGGTTTATAAATTTAGACGCATTATCAAAATAATTGTTTGATTCATTTGATTCATTTGATTCATTTGATTCGTTTGATTCATTTGATTCAGTTGATTCATTTGATTCATTTGTTACTAAATTAATAATTTGTTGTTTTGTTAAATAATAATAATTAATTAATGAATGTGAAATATAAGGAGCACATAATTCGTGTGAACATGTAGGATTTATATTCGTAATATTAGTATTTTTTGGTAATATATAATAACTCATTGGTCTTATAATATATTACAACTTTTATTTAAGTATATTACGCAATTTATTGTTAATCTTCTTCGTCAATAACTAATATTTTTTCCGGGTTTTTTTGTAAAACCTTTTCTTCTTTTTCTTTCTTTTCCTTCTTTTCCTTCTTTTCTTTCTTTTCCTTCTTTTCCTTCTTTTCTTTTGTTTTTTCAATAGCTTTTTCTATATTTTTTATTGGTTCTTCAGCATCAACGGCTTCAGTAGCAGCAATAAGTAACATTTTTTTCGATAATTTTCTAATTTTTGGTTTCAAATGAACAGATTCTTTCACAACAACAACAGCTTTTTCAGTTCCTTGTTTTTCCCTTTGTATAATAGCTTCATCATATTCACCCAATTCAAGATGAAGTTTATCAACATTTACTTCTCTAATTTTTTTATAAACAAAATATCTATTAAAGAATGAAATCTTTTTTTCAATACTAGTCATATTAGGAGCGTCGCCAAATAAGGATGCTTTAAATTTGTTTCGTTTTATTTCGTCCAACATATTAATAAATAATTCGCTGAAAAGTCCAGACCCTTCAGGTAAACCCATCTCATTAGCTTCTTCTTTGGATATTAATTTAAATCCATATGCTTCCATTAATCTATCAAAATAATCATAATTTACAAGATATTCAGAAATATAATTATTGATTGATTCCTGATAAACATTTATTTCATATCCAATGCAACTTGAATCATCCTCAAATGTTTCAGACTCATACTCTTTAACAATTTCCCAGACTTTTTTCCCTTCATCTATTAGTTGAATGCTTTCACCAGTTTTAAACTTTTTTAGTGCATTAAATATTAATTTACCATCATAAGAAGTTCCTATAAAATAACCATTTAGTTTAGTACATTGAGAAACATTTTTTAGAAAACCTTTTAAAACGTCTGGACTTTCAAAGAAGTAGTGAATCGCAAATTGACAAGATGATACATTGAACCCTTCATCTCCCTTTCCGTATTGTTTCGCAACACCTTTTCCAATTTTATCCGCTTCTTTAGGACCATTTCCAAATATAGCCGCTGTAATTTGCTTTGCTTTATCGTTACGCAATGCGCCACCATCTCTAATATTAAATGAACTATTACCATGCACAAATAAAGCACGAGGCATATGTTTATTCATTTTTAATGCCTTAAGATATCGTACACACGCCCCATCAAGACGATTCTCGAGATTATCTTGAGAATAATCTATACCAAATACAAAAGACAATTTAGCGGCAATCCATTTTGGAAGATCTCCGGCTTTACCACAGGCAAAGTCAATTAATGTATCCCCTTGTTTTGTCGCGCCTCCAATTAACAATTTTTTTACATATAAATTATGGAAATTTTTCAAACTTTCTGTTTTCATTTTACCTGCAGGTGTATTGTAATATATATCTTCACTTACATTTACATCAGGAATATCTGAACCTGACATAAGCATATCTTCTGTAATTCTACCAGTTGGATGGATTGACTTCCAATTTTCATTGCAAACTTTGTAAGAATTACCATATTCCCTTTCACCTCTTCTAAGTTTTGAAGTCTTATCGTGTCTTACTCTTAAGGGTTCCCAGTTCCAGCCTTGACCGACCGCATCAATATTGTATGAAAATTCAACAATAGTATTGTCTATTATTACTTCTCCGCTTTTCGCAAACATTTGTTTTGCTCCAGAATCATCTAATTGTAACATTAGATTACATATGCCAGCATTCGGATCATAAGGCTCTGTAGGATAAAATCTTTTTGGCAAATAATCATTCGCTTGTTTGTCTTCAAATCTTGGTTTATATTCAGGAAGATTATCGTCTATTATATCTTGACACGGATTAATAAACCCATCATATTTCTCATTAAAACCACATCTCAATTCTACAATTTTATAATCATTATATTGAACGTTCGCAGACATTGATAGCCCATCTTCGTATAAATTTTTTATTACATCTCCGCCTCCTTGACTTTTTAATGTCGTTACTAAGAAATCAATTGTATTAAATTGAGGTGGTTTCCATTTAAAAGAATATTCCCATGTTATTTTAGTTTTAGGACCAGATTTACCAATTATATTCGAACCAACACCATAAAACATATGTGTAAATATTAATCCATCTGTTTCATATTCAAATAACCCTTCTTTTTCTTTTTCTAAAATCGTTCTACAACCTTCAAATATATTTTGTTTTGTTGACATTGGATAAAATTTCTTTATTTCAACTCTAATTGGAGACATTTCTACACGTGAAAGCAAGTCTTTTTTATTACTTGCGTTCATAATTGATATTGGTTTTATAATATGACCAAGTTTGTCTAATAAATAAAATCTTGATTTATTTACATCTTGGTCTTCTCTTGATAAAAAGGTTAATTGTCTAACATCTTTATTTTTATGAAAATAAATATCAAACGCAGCATAGAGATTTATAAATTCGCCGTTTTTGTCGTGCAAAATTAATTCACCATCAAATAATGTATTAAAACATTCTTCGTTTAATGTTTTTGCTCCAGTAAATTTAATATCCATATTAGTATTTATTAAATATATTTTACCTATTTTAGAAATATACAATAAATGTCTGTCCCCATCAGCTTTTTCAGTTACTATAAAATCCTTTCTTATATTTGGTATAGTCGTATTTTCATCTATGGGAGCTATATTTGTAAGTTGTAAAGTAATTGAATTTGGACCAATAAAATATTGACTTGTTACTCGTTTCGTCGGTTCATATTCATTTTCCCAAATCATTTTCATATATTCACGAAGGGTCTCTTGTTGTTCTGGGTATGATATAGGATACATTGTTCCTTGAAGCCCACTTAATATATATTTTATTACTTTTCGTAATGAAATTAATAATTGCGCAGATGATTGACACTTTTTACCAGGTCCTATTTGTTTATTTAATACTTCAATTTCAATTTCATATGATTCTTGATTATTAAAAACATTCGAATCTTCAATTGTATTTACAGGAATTATACGTGAATAACCACGACTATCTTTTCCGCGTGTTCCGCTTTTACTAATACTCAAATCAACTCTAACAGGATAATCCGGATGTTCAAAAGAAACACGATTTAAATATCTAAATTCTTTCTTTGATTTTCGCCAATTTTCCATTATATAGTTTTCAACACCTTTTTTAGCTTCTTCTTCTGTTTGTAATGAAAGTCTAAAATTAAATTCATCCATATCAACTGGACGAATAAATTGTTTGTCATATTGTCTTATAAACGGTCTTTTATTTGAAAATTTTACATCAATACCAGATTGCTTATAAACAGCTTTAATATCGTTTGATTTACAATATTTTTCAACTCCAATTATTCCATCAATTTCAGTTCTTACATCCGACATTTTAAATTTGCCGGTTGTACTGTCTAAAAATTCACATTTAATACGAAGAGAAGGTGTACCTATTGGGTTTGTCGTATTAAAACCAAAAGATTTTAATACTTTTACAACATTGTCATAATCATTTTTAGTTAAGCGTTTTATGTCTCTCAAATCTTTTGTTCCAAATCTAACTTCTAATTCATTATATGGTTTGCCTGGATAAGTCATGTATAAATTCATATCATAAAACATGTTTACTAAATTATCAAAAGCTTGTGGAGCTGGCTTTTTTTTATGTTCTTCAACAACAGCTTCTAAATCTGTCCTAAATAATTCTTCCGGTACTGGGTGCTCTTTATATAATTCTGGTTCTAATTCTTGTTTTTTTTGTTCTTCTTGTTTTTTTGGTTCTTGTTTTTTTAGTCCTTGCTTTTTTTTGGCATTCAATAAATTTTTCAACATTATATATCTGTCTTTAATTCGCGTTGAATCTAAATCAGCACGATTTTTTAATGATAAAGAGTTGTAAAATTGTTGCAATTCTGGATTGTTTATATTTTTTAAAATTGAAATTTGGATTTCTTTGTTTTGATAACTTAAAATTTCATCCTGTGTTTTTTTATCAAGTCCTTTAAATACTTTATTTAATTCTGGGTCTATAAAATCAAGACCACTCTCTAAATCATTAACGCTTGATTTTTCAATAAAACTCATTATTTTATATATATAGTTAGACATATTTTTAAATTGTTGTTCAATTTTTTTATAATTTAAAAATATTGTATTAACAATTCGTACAATTCATTTTTTGTTTTGTTTTTACCACTATCTATATGTTTCGTTTCAATTGCTAATTTATTACAAATATCAATTAAATCTTGCAGTTTATAGGATGATAATGCTTTAATTGGTTTATCTAATTTATCCAGTTTATATAAGGTTGTTCTTATATTCTCAAGCATATCAGAAGTTGCTATTTCAAACCCATATTTTTTACTATATTTTGATTGACTATCCCTAATTATATAAATTGGCTCGGTATCATTCATCAATAATTCATAATAAGCCTTTGAGCTTATAAATATTATATTTATTTTATCAATAGCACAAAGAGACATTATCGTTTTAATATTAATATTATTATCATTTGCTAAATTGCTCTCAATATTTGTTATAGTATCAAATTTATATGTTTTAATTACAGGTTTATTCATCCTTATTTTGTTTACATAATTTATTTTTAATTGCTTTGCTATTAAAGCGTTTTTTACATTCATTGTTTCATAACTTAATTCACCACAAGACATAATATAATAACACCAAAATAAAGAATCTTGTTCTTTTGGGAAAAACATGGTGTTTTTTTTATGAATTATTGGTTGAACAAACATTATTCGTTGAACCGGCATTGTTGGTTGAACAGGCATTGTTGGGTTACATTTTAAATAAGTCAACATATTTTGTTCATTTAAAATATAAGGTTCATAATCAATAATTGATTCAATCATTTTTTTTAACTACATTAATTTTTAGTATTATCTTTAATATCTTTAAAAAAATATGTATTTCTATAATCATCTTTTTGTTGTTCTATTGTATTAAGAGATGTCTCCTGCGTATTTACATATTTAATATATAAAGACAGTTTATCCAGAACTTCTTTTTTTAGTTCCGAGAGATTAATGTGAATTCCATACTTATTTTCATTTAATATAACATCTTTATTATTACTTAAAATACGCAAAATGCCGATTTGATTAAATTTATTCATATTTTCTATTGCTTCTCTCAAATAATTTAATTCGCTTACTGAATAATTGTTTATATCATTGGTTGATACAGTTGCTTCCATTATCATCATCATTGTCGTTATTATTATAATAATAATAATATGTGTTTATATTGATATTAAATATATATTTTATAAAAAAATAAAAAAATATAAAATACAAAAACACATATTAACAAAATATAAAAACACTTTTAATCTTCAATAACAAGCCGAGGTTTCGCATATTGTTTTGTTTTTGGTGCATATTCTTTTTCTTTAACCAACTCACCAATAACAGAAATATATTTGTCATTTAATTCAAATCTCTGCCCAACAACTTTTATAGTAATTATATCTCCTACTTGTATATCATTAAATTGTTGTACACTAAAATGGTGGTCTTTCGCAATAAACGCAATAACCGGAGAAGGAACTTCATTCACAACTTCTGCACGGACCCCCGCTTTTACAACATTTTTAACAGAACAAGAAATTTTCATTCCTTCAACAGGCAAACAAACATCGCATTCAAAAACAACTTCAAAAACAACTTTATTTCCTCTTTCAACAATTCCACTTGAATATCGAATTATTTTTGATGATTTTTGTTTTACAAATCCTTCGACAATACACTTACCTTCAAAATTATTCTGAATATAGTTTTCAATTACATCATCTAAATTTTTACCAATAAAAGTAATTGGCAACACTACTTTTCGAGTTAAAAGACATCTTGAATAAATTGTCTGTAATTTTGTATCTCTTCGCTGTTTAAATTGTTTAACAGGTTCCATTATATTATACATATATTATCTTTAATTACATTTTATTCAATTTTATTAATAATCTTAATATAAGTAAAACAAAATTTATCCCAAAATTACTACAATTTATATATTTCAAAATATAACTCGTATTTTTTAAGTTATAACTTGAAGAATTTTGCCCCACTTTTACACTTTTTCTTATTTAAAACGCCCATTTTAGAGCGGTAAAAAATAAGAAAAAATATCACTATTTTTTTCGTAGTATTTTTTATTCCGTATTGGATTAGTATATGATTTTAATTTTTCTTCTAATTCAATATTTTTATTTTTTAATTCTTGAATTTCATTTTTTAACTTATTTATATCTTCGTCCATAATCTATACTTATTATGACATAATTTTTAAATATTTTATGTAATAATATAATTAATAAATGGGCGTTTTAAATGAGAAAAGGTTTAGGGAGTGTGGATCTGGTAAAGTTTATGATAAATCGCCATTTCAGGTGTAAAAAACCATTTTTTATTATTTTTTTCCGTTATATTAAATAAACGAAGAATAAATTCCTCCAATACACATAATTCAACATTACCCATTGCTTCTTGTATTATATTTCCGTCGCTATCTTTTATTACTTTTGTACTTTCAATTGTATATTTTTTCTCTCCAATAATTTCATTTAACTTGTTTAAATTTTTTGTTTTTGTTGCTTGGTCACATCTTGCTCCAGTATCGCGTTTAGAACGCATATTTTTCGTTTTAAATGTCAAATCTTTATTCCCTTTTTCATAACCAATAAATCCAATTACATCATTATAATCATTTTGGTTAAATTCTAAAAACTTTTGTGTTTCTGGAGATAATGCAATTAATATTTTATCTTCAGGCAACGCTTCAACCCATTTATTTTTATTATTTAATATCATTATCGTTCGTTTATCTAATTTATAACCTATAAAAGCCGTAAAGTTTTTGGCTGTTATTGTATTATTCTCAAAATATGTTTTTATGTATCTATCTAATGAATTTGACTCAACATTTTCGAGAGAATAAATATAATCCATTACGTTGATTTTATCCTCGAACAACAACAATTCTATTAAATGCGCAACTAAAAATGGAATCAAATGTTTTTTTGATTCAGGATATTCTTTCGCGACCAGTTTCATTATTATACCACAATGTTTATACCAATTATCATCTCCTCTTGGAACTTTATTTTGTTTAAAAAAATCGACACAAATATCATAATTTATTTTCATTTTATCAACAATCACTTTGCCTTCAGACAATTCCATATCTTCCTTAACTTCTTCAACAAATTTTGTCAAATTTCTTTTATCAATCACTGGTTTTGTAATGTTTTGTTTTAATTCAAACTGAACCATGTCATGTTTAAAATCAAGAGGAACTGACCGCTCATAAATTGAAATATTTTTATTTTTTAATTCAATCGGTTGAAATACATAATACTCTCCAATATTAACAAGTCTTCCGTTTCTTCCATATTTATCAACAATAAATTCATTTTCATCTTCAATTAATTGAGTTAATGCTGAATATATTTGAACGAATGGATACTCTTTAGGCGTACGTATTTGTCTTAAAAGTATATCTTTTTTATAAAAAAATGCTTCTTTAAATAACATTCTTATTCTCTGTAAAATTTTTTCAGAATTCATTACTATAAAATTTTCATCATAAGTATCTTCATTTAATTTAGATTCATCAATAGTAGCACCAGGTTTACAATTATAACTACAAGAAGCCATATAATCACAGGATGGAGAGAAAGGGGCGTCACCAATTTTAAAATTATTCAACACTTCACCTGTCGATAATTCTTGTGTAATTGGTTCTTTTAAATTAGCCCCCATTATTTCCTGAGTAAAATTTGTTTGGTCATGATTAATTATGCAATCAACCGCAGTTTCCTTTAAAATTCTGGTAACTTGTCCAATTTGTACAGCTTTATATTCCGCAACACGATATACATATAAATCTGCTGCTTCTTCAACGTTATTGTCCAAAATTGTGCCATACATAAATATCTCAACATTTCGTTTTTCAAAAGGTAAATCTTTATGTGAAAAATTACGCACAGCACGACCAATTATTTGCTCAGGACGATTCATATTATACCAAGGGTCTAAAATATGAACTTGACGAATACATTTAAGATCAATGCCTTCTGAACCCGCTTTAGATATGAGAACAACTTTTATCTTATTTCCATCTTTATTATCTTCGCTGGTTAATCCCTTAACATCAAAATCATTGTTTGGAGATAATCTTGGGTCACCAGTAATCATCGCATAACGAGCCGGTTTAAAATCCCTCTTATTTTCTGGCGACTGCATTGTTCTAACATCGACTACTTCTCTCGGTCTATTTTTAAACAATGGTTTTATACCTGATTGACCAAAACGAGTAAATCCCATTTCTTCTAACGCAAGAGCCATTGGAATTAAACCGCTGTCAATATATTGGGAATATATCAAAAATATACCATCAGAAACTCTTTTTGTTTCTGGATTATATATTTTGTCTAATATACATTTTATTTTCGCACTATATTTTCCGATTTCTGGTTGAGAGAATATTTTACCATAAGTTTTTAACGTATTTGCTTTATATTCAAATTCACCTTTTATTGGGGGGGATTTACTGTCTAAAAATACCATCATTCTCTCTAGACCTATTTTACCAGTCAATTGATGGGGATCGATTGAAAATAATCCTCTTCTTTCAATAAAAGAACTTTCTTCGCCTCTAGAAGTTTTTCCACCGCTAAAAGTTTTTCCACCGCTAAAAGTTTTTCCACCGCTAAAAGTTTTTCCACCTCTAGAAGTTCCAAGTCCTTGATGACTTCGTTGATTATTTATAACATTGCCTTCATACGTGTCTAATTTAACTGGAATGCTTTTATCTAAAATGCTATCGACTTTTTGTTTTTGTATTATACTTTTTTTGTGAAGTTCTGGTTTAAACATACTTTCATCCGCACTACTTTCATCCGCACTACTTTCAACCGCACTACTTTCATCCGCACTACTTTCATCCACACTACTTTCAACCTTTGGTTTATTTTTAATTATATCTTTATATTTATTATGTTCTTGGTTAAATGCACTTTCATCTAAAATGCTTTTAATTTTTGGAGTTGGTTTTTTTAATATTTTATTTTCTTTTATATTATTTATTTTTTCAATACTTTCATCTTCTACATCTTTGCTTTCTATATTTTCATCTTCTACATCTTCACTTTCTACATCTTCACTTTCTACATCTTCACTTTCTACATCTTCACTTTCTACATCTTCACTTTCTACATTTTCATCTTCATCAATACTTGTTTCACTAAAACTTGGAGAGACTTCATGAGAAAACGTTTCAACTGGTATATCATCTAATATTTCTTTTAATCCCAGAACTGGATATGATATTATCAAAGACTCCAGAGGCATCTGCAATAATGTATACCCAAAAGACTCCATATTTTCAAAACTCGGCATCTCTCGAACGACGCCTTGTTTTGTTGTAATTGTTAATTTTTTATTTCTAAGATTATAAATAATATATTTATAACAACAATATTGACATTTGCCACAATTGTTACAACCCCCTATTTTTGTTAGATACAAACTTAGAATCCGTTTTTTATCTTCATGTCCTATTTTTTTTAAATTCATTTGGTAAGACGGATATTTCATTGTTGTAAATGTTTTTTCAGGCGCAAATTCCTTTGGGTAAATTCTAAAAGGAAACGTATAAGGATTTTCACCTCTTACAAATGAAATATAACCAGTAGCTTTTCTAATTAATAATTCTTCCCCATTTTTTTTTAAATTGCCGTTTTTATCAAATATATCTTTTACTTCAATTCTTCCTCTCCTATCATTTGTATTCATTAAATTCAATAACCAGACAATTTCTTTATAATTATTATACATTGGAGTAGCTGAAAGAAGCAACAATCTCATATTTTGCGCGGCTTTAACTAATAACTCTAAATTTACAGCTACTTTTTTATTTTCGTTATCATCTGTTTTACGGATATTATGAACCTCATCAATAATAATTAATCTATTATCAAATTCATTTCGAAGACGACGAATAATTCTACTGTTTAATTCAATTTTTACATCTTTAAGTATTTCAATTTTAGGATTCTTTACATCTTTGTTTTCTTTTTGTTTTTTTACTTCTTCCTCATAATTCATCGTTTTTATTATATAATTTGCAAATTGAACATAACCTAAAAAAATGTAATAAGCATTTATCAAATTTTTAATTTGACTTATAATTTTTTCTTTTGACATTGGCATATTCATATAATTAATCTCTTTTAACAGTTTATTACCAACACACCCTCTCATGGTCCAAATACCATTTACTTCTTTTAATTTTCTCTCATCAAATAATTGAAGTTTAAAATTGTCTTGAACGTTTTCTGAAGCAACAATAATAATTCTTTTTGTAATACCCATTTGTTTCATATAATCCCTCATTTCTTCACAAACCCCAATGGCACTGCACGTTTTTCCTGAACCAAGACCGTGATATAACAATAAACTACTATAGGGGGTTTGAAATGACATAAAATTTTTTACAAAAGCTTGATGAGGTTGAAGCTCAAAATCCGCTTTAGCTAAAATATCAGATTGTTCCTTGATAGTTTTTGTAAAATCAGGACCTTCATATTTAGTGTCATTAAATTCTTTTTTTGTTGCGATTTTAATATTAAAATTTTTATCATTTAAATTTGGATATAAATAATCATTTTCATCTTCATTTTCTGATAAATAGTTGCGTTCAACCAGTTCTTTTTTCAGTAAAAATTTATTACAATCACTCGCAAAAAAATTTACATCATTACAATGTAACGATTTAAATTCATCTTCTAAATTATTAGCTCCCTCACTCGAACTTGTAGATGGTATTTTTGAAGAATCTGTTGATAATGAAGATGAATCACTTGATGATGATGAAGATGAATCACTTGATGATGAAGATGAATCACTTGATGATGAAGATGAATCACTTGATGATGAAGATGAATCACTTGATGATGAACTTGTATTATTATTATCTGATGATGCATTTTCAATTATTAATTTTTTTTGGGGATTTTCCGACATAATACTATATATTATGAATATAATCTATATTCAAGTAATACTTTATTAATATTTTTAATTAATTCTTTTTTCTCTAAATTATATGGTCTTATTGATTCTAAACAATTATCCACATTTTTCCATTCTAGTTTACTAACTTCAGATTTTTGAAAATTGTTCAACGAAATATCAGTTGAATTTGTCATAAATGCCAAAAAATATTTATGTTTATATGACTTATGATTTGAACCGATAAATATTTCTTCAAAAGGTAAAATATTTTCAATAATAATTATGTCTTTTTTTGGTATTCCTGTTTCTTCTTCAAATTCTCTCAAAGCACATTCTAAATCTTTTTCTTTTTGATTCCGCCTTCCTTTTGGAAATTCCCATTCAGTTTCTCTCCACACCGTTTTACTCATTTCAACAATTTCCTTTAGTGTTAATTTATTATTTCCATCATAAACAACCCCCTCTTTAAGACATTCCAATTTTTTTTTAGATGAATATTCTTCATTTTTATATTGTACAGTAGGGTCATCCCACATTTCACCCCACAATGTTTCAAATGGAAATGTTAAAATTCTTTGTTTTTCATCTAATGACATTTCGTCAATCATTATATTTAATTGAGCTAAATTGTATGGAGAATATTTTCCTCTTATAAAATCAATATACCCAAAACTATCTTTTCTCCTTATCATTAGAAATTCAGGCTCTTCTGATTTTCCCCTAAATGCTATTATTCCATAACTCGTAATAGGTAACTTACATTGGTGAAACATGTGACCTTGTTTGCCACAATTGTTGCATATATTAATATTTTTATTCATATAAATGATTACATTTATTAATAAATAAGGTTTAAATTATATTTTGTTAATATATATAAATGCCTGGTTCACATTTGTTTAATTTAGGTTTATATCAAAAAAGGTTTTTGTCAAATTCAAAAGTAACAGGAGGAGCCATTAATATAGGATGTACTCGCGGAAGAGGTTCATCCACTCGTATGTATAATTATTGCTCAAAACAAAATACACCATCTACATGCATTTATCAATTCATAACCGTAAAAAATTAATAAAAAATATAAAAAAATATAAAAAATATAAAAAACAATAAAAAAAATATAATTATAACAAAAATTTATATCTATCAATAAGAAGTTAAATTATTAATATTTTTTTAATTGAAAATATTAATGACAACTATATATCTTGATCCGAAAGTATGGGGACCACATTATTGGTTTTTTCTGCATACTGTAGCAATGACCTATCCCCATCATCCAAACGCCGTAACAAAGAAAAAATATTATGAATTTATTCAAAACTTACCCCTGTTTATACCGGTAAATGAAATTTCAACTGAACTTGAAAAACTAATCGATGTTTATCCAATAACTCCCTATTTAGATAATAGAGATTCCTTTGTTCGTTGGATGCATTTTGTTCATAATAAAATTAACGAAAAATTAGAAAAACAACCAATAACATTAAACGATTTTTTTGTTCAATATTACAATCAATATAAATCACAAAATGAAAAGATAACTGAATATTATAAACTAAGAGAGAAATTAATTTATGGAGCTACTTTAGCATCAATTATATGTGCTATTTATTATTTATATGATAAATAATATTATTGTATATAAATGACTAGAACTAAAAAAATTTATACAAATAAAGGAGGAAAGGTAATAGCTTCTGGAGGGTATGGATGCGTTTTTAACCCAGCATTGAAATGCGAAGGCGCAACAAAACGTGAATCTAATAAAATATCTAAATTAATGACAGATAGACACGCAACGGAAGAATATGAACAAATAAATGAAATTAAACACAAATTAGATTCAATTAAAGATTATAGAAATTATTTTTTAATTTATGACGCAACATTATGCCGTCCTGCTAAATTATCCGCATCTGATTTAACATCATATACTAGTAAATGCTCCGCACTTCCAAAGGATAATATTACAAAAACAAATATCAACACAAAACTAAAAGATGTTTTATCTTTAAATATTCCTAATGGGGGGTTACCTGTGGATGATTTTATATATGCAAATGGGGGGTATGACAAGTTATATAAAATACACTTAGCTCTTGTAAATTTATTGAAAAAAGGGATCATTCCAATGAATAAAAAAAATATTTATCACAGTGACATTAAAGACTCCAATATTGTAGTTGACCATAATATAAAAGCTCGTTTAATTGATTGGGGATTAACAGTTGAATATACACCTAATTCAAAAGAACCATTCCCAAAAAATTGGAAAAATAGACCACTTCAATTTAATGTGCCGTTTTCTGTTATATTATTTACTGAAACGTTTTATGAAAATTATTCAAAATACTTAAAAGAAGGCGGTGAACTTACAGAGGCTACCCTAAGACCCTTTGTGATTAGCTATTTAAATGAATGGATTAAAGAAAGAGGTGCTGGACATTACAAGTTTATCAATGAAATTATGTTTTTATTATACAACAACACACTAATCAATGTACCAGAATCAAGTAAACCAAGTATAGTTGAGACAGAAATAACAATGCCATATATAATTAATTATATTATAGATATATTGCAACATTTTACAAAATTTAAGAAAGATGGTTCTCTAAATTTGAGAGAATATTTAAATGACGTTTATATCAAAATTGTTGACATATGGGGATTTATAATGGTTTACTATCCAATGTTGGAAATGTTTAGTAATAATTATGCTACCCTAAATCAATACGAATTAAAAATATTTAAACAAATACAATATATTTTCAACGAATACTTATACACACCGCGTCACGAACCTATTAATATGAATCAATTGTTGAATGATTTAAATATATTAGGTGATTTAATAAAATTATCACACCAAAAAACATTGTCTACTTCTGTACAAAACATTCATTCTTTAGACCATACTTCGTTAAACCATAATTCTTTAGACCATACTTCGTTAAACCATAATTCTTTAGACCATACTTCTTTAGCTAGAGCCAAAGGTACTAGGACAAGAAAAAATACAAAGTCATCAACATTTAAGAGAAAAAAATTCGTTAAAAGATTTAAAAAGTCATTTTTTTTATCATTAAAATAAAAAAATCTATACTATTTATATAAATGAAAGATTTTAGTAAGCTTTGCACACCAGCAAAAATTTATTTTGCTATTGCTGTTATTGCAACTATCATTGCTTTGTTTAGTGGTATATCAATTATGATGGCATTTTGGAAAATTATTTTTGCGTTTATTTGGACGTTTGTTTTAGGGTGGCTATGTAAAAAAGGATACACCTCCATTTCTTGGTTCTTAGTTCTATTACCTTATATTATTATCGGTTTAGCCTTGTTAAATGTGTATCATATTACGCACGAACAACGCCAGATGTTGAGAAGTGTGGGATTACAGGGTGCTTATGGAAAAGAAGCCATGACTAATCCAAGTTCAGTTCCTAAAAAGAAGTAAATAAATGAACCAGTGAATAGGTGTAAATATATAACAAAACAATATAAATACAAAACTACTATTATATTTATATTATGATTAGCTTAATAGTTAATAATTGCGTAAGAGCATATATAAATACTTTACCAGGGGTAGTTTTATTTACTGGAATGATTGGATTCGTTTCTGGTGTTTTTGAAATGGTGACAAAAGAAACGGTAGAAATAACAGATATAATAGATTTGTTAGGACGTACTACTCTTGGATTATGTATAGGATTAACTTATCCAATAAGTTTTCCATTGTGTTTACATTATGCTACAAAATTTTAAATTATTATTTTATTGGATCTGCGGTTGGTAATGGAGCGGTAGGATTAATAAATACTGGCGCATATTCTGGTTCAATTTTATCCCAATCTGTATTTTTAATTATATCTAATATTGTGTTTATATCAAGAATCATTTTAGTTTCTTTGATATACTCATAACGCTCTATTATTTCTTTTATTGAAGGCTGTATTGTTTCTTTAATAATAAGTTTATCTGGTTCAATAGGTGTTTTTTCCAGCACTGAAAATAGTATTCCCATAAATTGCTTGGCTATTTATTTTTATATTATTATTATTATAAATTAATAATATAATGAGACTAGAAATATTCGTATTAGGATTAACATCATTTTTTGTATATAACGCATATTCTGATGGGAAATATACAAAAATGTTAATGTCCTTTAAAAAATATTACAAAATGATTTTTTATGCTATTTTAGGAATTGGAATATATTATTTATTAAAGAAAAATCCAACAAAAGGAAAAGATTTATTATTATATGCAAACAATTATATCAAATATCTTCCAATTGACAAAAATTCAATAGATATGTTGTCACCTATTATGGATTTTACAGGAACACCCCAATCTAGTTTTATGGAGACGTTCAATGAAATAACACCAACACCTGGATTTTGTTCCGAACAAAGGATATCGAATTCTGGAAAAGGTGGAACCAAACGTTCCGTGTCTGAAACGAAAAAAAAATATGTTGCGGCTGAACAAGAATGGAAATGCGGTCACTGTCATTCTCAATTAGACCATACGTTTGAAATTGACCATAAGGTGCGTCTGGAATATGGTGGTGGCAACGATGTTCAAAATTTAATAGCATTGTGTCGCAATTGTCATGGCAAAAAAACAGCCAGTGAAAATATGTGAGTGGTTGAATCTGTTGAGGCTTTGCTTTATATACTTGTTTCAAATAATAGTAACATTTATATTTTTTTGTTGTTTTTAGTTTCATTATTTTTATTGTTTTTAGTCATAATGCAACATATATAGTATTATATTTATATTACACCGACCGAAAAGAAAAATGAGACAAAAATACATTTACGAATTGCTGATTATTTCACAAGTATAACTCATATCTTCGTTATATTATTCTAAATAGTATTTAAGAGCATGTTATTTATAATTTTTTGTATGTTGTTTCATAATAAATATTTATAAAAATATTAAAAACATTTATTGTATTATATCAAATGGAAGAAATTAATATAATAAAAAATGAAAATGATAAATTAAAGAAAAAGAACGCAGAATTAGAAGAACGATTGAAAAAATATACAAATGGAGATAATCATAAACGATATTATGAAAAAAACAAGGAAAAATATAAGGAATTAGGTTCAAATTATTTACAAAAATTAAAGGAAGAAAACCCTGAAAAATTAAAAGAATATAGGCGACGAGCTTACCAAAAGCGTAAAGATAAGTTGAAACAAGAAAATGTTATGAATGATATATAAAATTGATTTAAATTTATATTGACGTTATAATGCATGTATTGACATTATAATGCAAAAAACAATATATAATTATGAATTATTACAATCATTATGTAAAAAATATAATATCGAACTAACCCAAGACTATAGCAATTGTAAAATAAATCGTGAAATAATGATAGAAGGTAAGTGTTTAACAAATGGATGTGATAAGTTATTTAATAAAGTATATAGAACATTATGCCGTAGTAATACTTGGACTTGTGATTATTGCACTATTAAGAATAAAATTATAAAAAATAAATCAACCTGTCTAAAAAAATATGGGGTTGAAAACCCTTCGCAAAACAAAGAAATAAAAGACAAAAAAAAAGAAACTTGTATAAAAAATTATGGCTGTGAACATCCTTTACAAAGTAAGGAAATTAAAAAAAAATCACAAACAACTTGTTTAGATAAATATGGTTGTGAATATTATTTACAGACTAAAGACAAACAAATAAAATCTAAATTAACTTGTTTAGATAAATATGGATGTGAAAACCCTTTACAAAACGAAGATGTAAAAAACAAAATAAAAGCAACTTGTTTAGATAAATATGGATGTGAAAATCCATTTCAAAACGAAGATGTAAAAGATAAAATTAAAACAACTTGTTTAGATAAATATGGATGTGAATATCCTTTGCAAAACGAAGATGTTAAAAATAAATCAAAAGCAACTTGTTTAGATAAATATGGTTGTGAATATTCCTTTCAAAACGAAGACGTAAAAGATAAAATTAAGGAAACTTGTTTAGATAAATATGGTTGTGAAAACCCTTTTCAAAATGAAGATGTAAAAAATAAATTTAAAGCAACTTGTTTAGATAAATATGGATGTGAAAATCCTTTACAAAACGAAGAAGTAAAAGATAAAATTAAAGCAACTTGTTTAGATAAATATGGGGTTAAACATCCAGCGCAAAACGAAGAAGTAAAAGATAAAATTAAAGAAACTTGTTTAGATAAATATGGTGTTGAATATTATTTTCAATCTGAAGACAAACAAATAAAATCTAAAGCAACTTGTTTAGATAAATATGGATGTGAATATCCAATGCAAAATGAAGACGTTATGGAAAAGTCTTCTAAAACCGCATATAAATCAAAAGACTATATACTACCTTCTGGGAATATAGTTAAAATTCAAGGATACGAAAATTTTGCTTTTGACGAATTATTATATTGTGGAATAGACGAAGAAGATATATTAAATGGTTGTAAAAATGTTCCTGAAATGTGGTATGAAGATGAAAACAATACCAAGCGCAGACATTATGTTGACATTTATATTCCTTCACAAAATAGATGTATAGAAATAAAATCTACTTGGACTGCTGAAATGAAAAAAGGTTATATATTTTTGAAACAGGAAGCTGGTAAAAAACTAGGATATGCTTATGAAATATGGGTGTATAACGGAAAAGGCGAAAAAGTTGAATGTTATATTTAGGAATAATATAATTGCGTATATTTATTTAAAGATATTATCTTTAGTAAATATATAGGATGTATTCTAAAAAAGAACCACCAGATAAATATCGGTGTTTGAAACTTCCCATTACTTCTATTCTTTATAAGGATTTAGAAAATGAAAAAGTAAATAAAAATTTAGAGATTTTACAGAAAGCAATTATTAGAACAAATGCTATTACAAACAAAACCTATTTTTTATTGCGATTATGGGTTCTTCATAAGTATCATAGTAACCAAGAAATACCTGAAATTACAATAGATACAATTTCTATGGCAATGAAATCAATTGTGAAATCTTCTTCAGGACAAAAACCAAAAGGAAATAATGCTATGTTGTTAAATGAATTCCAACAATTACATTTTTTTACTTTAGAAGATGGAAGCAATTTATCATCTATTTTGGATTATTACGCTACTACAATGATTACTTCTATTGAAAATAATATTAAAATGCATTTTTTTGATTATATAAAGCGGTTTATAAATTCTTATTTTAAACATCTTTACCAAGAACAAATAGAAAATAAACAATTCAAAAAACAACTTTATAAAGAAATCAATTTAGTTAAAAATGATATTATTAATAATACTCTAACTTGTGATGAAAAATATCATCATTGGTTAAAAGAAAATAGATATAAGATTGTTCCTGAAATATATGACATTAGTTATTATTATGATGTTAAAGTTAGTCCATATAAATATTTGAAACATATGATTTTTATGTGTTTAGAATTAGAAAAGATTGAAAGAAAAACCTTCCAGTTTTTTCCTATACAAACCAACACTATTCCAAGACATATTCAAGTGGATACAAAGGCATTAGTTGAATTATTTATAGAGACAGAACAACACCAGAAGTTATTAGATGTTTGGATAACAAAAAATAAACTAATTGATAAAGGAAAAAATAAAGGTAACCCAAAGAATAAAACAAAACAAGATTTATATAATTGTTTGGAACAAAACAAAGAATTTATTTGGGATACATTTTTCAATATTACTCAAACAAGAAAGAATTATGTTTTTGATTATACTATTATTACTGATGGATACACAACATCTTTGAGATTTTTACATAATGATTTTGTTGAGGAAGAACAATATAAAAAAGATAAGAAAAAAGCAGGAAAAAAAGCATTACAAGGATTAACACAAAAACAAAAAGATAAAATTAAAGATGATAAAAAGGCATTACAAAAAGAACAAGTAAAACAAACACGATTATTAAATAAGGATATCCCTAAAAAATCAAAAAAACAAAAAAAAGAGAAAAATATTGAATTTCCTTATATTGATGAAGTTTCCAAAGAGGTTTTAAAAGGAAAACATATTTTTATTGACCCTGGAAAAAGAGCATTATTTTCAATGATGGATGATAATGGTAATTATTTTTCTTATACAAACCGACAATATTTGAAAGAAACAAAAAGATTAAAATATCATGCATTATTGAAAAACTACAAAAATAAAATAGAAATTACGAAAATAGAAGAAGTATTAAATAAATATAATTCAAAAACCTGTAATATAGAAAAATTCCAAGAATATGTTACAACCAAAATAAAAGCAAATGAAATATTAGTTCCATTATATCAAGATATTAAATTTCGTCAGTATAAATGGTATGCCTATATCAATAAAAAACAAACAGAAGATAATATGGCGAATAAAATAGCCAACAAATACAGCAAAGACCATATTATTATAATAGGAGACTGGAGTATAGGAAAACAAATGAGAAATTTTATATCAACGCCAAATTTAACTTTGAAAAGAAAATTACAAGAAACATTTAGAGTTTATAATATAGATGAATTTAGAACATCTTGTTTATCCTATAAAACCGAAGAACTTTGTGAAAATTTATATTTGAAATTTAAGAAAGACAAAAAACAGAAAGAACGAAAGATACATTCTATCCTAACATATAAAATGGAAAATAATAGGAAGGGATGTATCAATCGTGATAAAAATGGATGTAAAAATATCCAAAAAGTATTCAACTCTTATATAAAAACAGGAGAAAGACCTGAAAAGTATAGAAGAGAATATAAATTACAATAAAATAGACTAACCATTACAGAAATGTAATTGTGAAATAGTCTAATGCCCTTATGGGTGCTTTTACACTATTAAGAAGGAAAATAACATTTTTTTTATTTTTTATAAAAAGTTTGTCTTATTTTTCTTTTCGGTCGGTGTAATTTTCTCTCAATATAATAATAAATGGAAAACAAAAATCAAACTACAACTACAACAACTACAACAACAGTAAAAACAACAACTGGACCAACCCTAACCAAGAAAATAAATAATGAAAAATTGGCACCAGCCTTTAAAACTCCAGGAATTTTTAAAATTTTAATGGCTGTAATCGTTTTTTTAATTATTATTATGCTTTTTATATTTTTTGATTTTAATCTATTCTCCCCTGGTAAACAATCCAAATCTCAAGAAGAATTAGTTCAAAATGTATTTATTTTATTATTTTTCTCTCTAGTTATTATTGGAATTTGTGTATTATTGTTACCTAATGTTAAAGAATTTACCCAACTATTTGAACAAATTGGGAATGTTATATATATTATACTTTTTACCATATTTTTTATTTTATTTTATACATTAATTTCAACAAATATTCTAAATAATTATTCTTATATTATCAATACAATTATGCTTTGCTTAGGGGTATTTTCTTTTTATAAAAGCACTTCGTCGCCTAATTTGGGTGAAAAATTTAATGCCAATTATGAGCGAATTAAAATGCTTATCTTATTCTTTTGTTTGATTACACTTATTATAACTTTTTATAATATTAATCCAGGAGGTGATGCTAGTAAATATTTTGGTTTTTCTTTATTAATTTCAATAATTATATCAGTGTTTGCCTTTTTATACATTATTATTTTATTAACTTTGCCAGGAAAAAATAAAAAGGCACAAACACAACCTAATTTTTTGAGCAATTTTTCACCCTTTGGGTCATACGGAACTATTTTATTTGCGTTATTTTTAGTTGTAATGACGGCTGTTATATCCATTAATAAAGACGCGTTTTTTAATAATAAATCCAAATCAAGTGCTATTATAATTTTATTGTTAATAATATGTATTTTATGGACAGTTTTGTTAGGTGCTAATACATTAAGTGTTGCTGGAAATACATCAACTCCTGATACAAATATGTTTAAAAATAGTTTGCTTATTTTATTTGGGTTGGTAATTTCTGGATTACTTATTTTTTGGATTACTAGCAATGTTGCTGATTTATCCGGAAAATCAAGCATTGTTAGTTTTGTATTAAATTTATTATTAATTGTTCTTGTTGTTTGGATAATTTATAAAATAATTTATGTTACCCAACCTTCATCTTCAAATAACAAGACACAACAACCGAGTGTTTTTGTCAATGCTATATCAAAAATAATATCATTAATGGGTGATGGATTCAAATCAATTGCTACAACAGATACCAGTTCTTTGGTTATGTTATTTATAGCAATTGGATTAATTATAGGCTATTTTAAAATGCCGTCCTTATTTAATTTTGTTAGCACACAAGGAGGTAATCAATTAGTTAACAAACCAGTTTATACAAATACACAATATAATTTAGGAGGGTATCAAGACTTGAATGGAAGCGATGAATTTAATTATCAATATGCTATATCATGTTGGATATTTTTAGATGCGGTTGGACCAAATATGAATGCTACTAATAATAAATATACTTCATTACTTAATTTTGGGGATAAACCAAATGTATTATATAATGGAGAGAAACATTCTTTTATGATTACAGTCAAACAAAAAAATTTACATGATGTAACCAACAATAAAATGACAGATTTTGATAGTGATGGTAATAGAATTATTTATACAAATAATAATTTACTACTACAGAAATGGAATAACTTAATAATTAACTATAATGGCGGAACACTTGATATATTTTTAAATGGCGAATTAGTTAAATCATCAATAGAAGTTGTACCTTATTATACCTTTGAAAATTTAACAATTGGAGAGAATAATGGAATAAAAGGAGGAATTTGTAATGTCATTTACTTTAGACATGCCTTAAACTCACAAAACATTTATTATTTATATAATACGGTTAAAAATAGAACACCCCCTCTACTGAATGATTCAAATGAAACAATTCTAGCAAAAAATGTCAATCAAACTACTGCTTCAATATAAAATAGAAATAGAAACAAACATAAATAAATAAACAATAATAAAAATAAATAAATAAAAAATAAATAAATAAAAAATAAATAAATAAAAAAACAAAACAAAGAACAATGAATAAATTATTCAATTTACTATAAAAATCTAAATATATATTATATAATGAGTCCTCTAAGTATTGTTATTACGATATTTGTTATAGTGTTTATATTTATGTTCTTGAGATATTTGATTACAGA